GGTCGCTTGACGCAGGCGATGGCGTTGATGACTACTATGTGGCCGTGACCAGCATGGGTGAGATCATCATCTATCAGGGCACAGACCCCAGCAGCTTGACCACCTTTAGCTTGCGAGGCGTGTGGCAGCTTGGCCACCCTGTCGGGGAGCGTTGTCTGTACAAACTGGCAGGCGATCTGCTGTACATCAGCCAAGATGGTCTGGTTCCGCTTGCAGGTGCCTTGCAGTCCAGCCGAGTCAGTCCCCGTGTGGCTTTGACCGAAAAGATTCAGTACGCTGTCAGTTCGGCCATCAACATCTACGGCGACAACTTTGGCTGGCAACTGATGTATCTCGCCCGCGAGAACCAGTTGTATCTAAACGTGCCCGTGTCCGAAGGGCAGGATCAGCAGCAGTATGTGATGAACACCATCACAAAGAACTGGGCGCAGTTCACAGGCTGGCAGGCCAACTGCTGGGAGTTGTTTGACGACTTGCCCTTTTTTGGCGGCAATGGCTATGTTGGCCTTGCTTATCAAGGTCTGACCGACAACGGCGCAAACATCAACGGCAAGGCGCTGCAAGCGTTCTCCAGCTACGGCTCCAGCGGCCTGCTTAAGCGTTTCACAATGATGCGCCCGATCTTCCGCACGAACGGATCACCTGCGGTGCTGGGCACGATCAATCTGGACTTTAGCCTTGATCTGTCTGCGGCGTCGTTGAGCTTTTCACCAACCGCTTACGGCGTGTGGGACACATCGTTGTGGGACACCGGCGTTTGGGGCGGCGAGTTGAACGTGCTGCAGCCTTGGCAGGGGGCGACGGGCGTGGGCTACTACGGCGCACCGCAAATCCAATGCGCTGCCTCCGGCATTGATCTTCGCTGGGTTGCCACCGATGTGGTCTTTGAGGTGGGTGCGATCCTGTGAGTCTTGTGCTTGACCCTGACGTTGTCGGCCCGTGGGTGGCCGAGAAGTCTGGGTGCGACTACAAGCCTGGCGATGCCACTATCGGCTGGGAGCGCAATGGCAAGCTGATCGCAGGCGTGCTGTACAACGACTACAACGAGGCCAACATCCAGATTCACAGCCGTGTGGATGGCTATGTACCAATGAAATGGTACTGGACAATTTTCGATTACCCGTTTAGACAGTTGGGCGTCAAAAGGTTGAGTGGTATAATCTACTCTACCAACTTGAAGGCCCAGAAGCTCAACGAGCACCTTGGCTTTCAGCGCGAAGCGATCCTGAGAAATTACTTTCCAGAAGCTGACGCGATTGTCTATGTGATGTTTAAAGACGATTGCCGCTTTTTAGGAGAGAAATATGGGAAAAAAGAGCAAAGCGCCAAAGGCACCTGACTACACGGCCGCAGCAGAAGCAACTGCCGCAGGTCAGCGTGTCAATCAATACACGCCTTATGGTTCGCTGACGTACAGTCAGATGGGCGAGCAAGGCGGTGGGATCAATCCAAAGACCGGCAAGCCAATCCCTGGCACGGGCAAACCGCTGTACGGCCAGACGCTGACGCTCTCGCCAGAGCAGCAGGCATTGCTGGATCAGCAAAACAAAACCAGCATGGCGCTGGGCAACTTGCAAGATCAAGCCGCTGCCCGTGTTGCAGCGCAGCAAGCGCGTGGCTACGACGACACTTCGCTGGCCGATACCAACACGGCCACGCAAGCGATCCTTAACCGCTTGCAGCCAACGCTGCAACAGCAACGCAGCGGGCTTGAGACGCAACTGAGCAATCAAGGTCTGGCCCGTGGTACAGAGGCTTACAACAACGCCCTGCGCGACCAGAACCAGCGCGAAAACGATCTGTACCAGCAAGCTGCCATGACCGGCATCAATCTTGGGATGCAACAACGCCAGCAAGGTTTGCAAGAGCAGAACTACTTTAACACCCGAGACATCAACAACCTCAACGCCTTGCGCAGCGGCTCGCAAGTCACCACGCCGCAGTTTGGGGCCACGCCTGGGGGCGCGAACTACTCACAGGCAGCGCAGAACCAGTATCAAGGTCAACTTGGCGCTTACAACGCGCAGCAGCAGGCGTCTGGCAATTTGATGGGTGGGCTGATGGGCTTGGGCGGGCAATTGGGTGCTGCTTACATGATGTCTTCTGACCGCCGCCTCAAGGAAAACATCAGCAAGGTTGGCCAGCTTGACAACGGCTTGAACGTCTACTCTTACCGCTACAAGTCCGGTGGCCCAATGCATATTGGCGTCATGGCCCAAGAGGTCATGGAAGTCAATCCAAGCGCGGTTCACATCATGCCTGATGGGTTCTTGGCCGTTAACTACGGAGCCTTGTGATGGCCAATCCATTCATTCAACAGCAAGACCCCGAAGAACTGGCCATCCTGCGCCGTCAGCGCATGGCCGAGCAGCTCATGCAGCAAGCCCAGCAACCGATGGAGCAAGGCCAGATGGTCAGCGGCATCTATGTAAAGCCAAACTTTACACAGTACCTTGCCAAAGGCTTGCAGCAGTACATGGGCGCTCGGGGAGTGCAACAGGCCGACGAGGAGGCCAAGGCGCTGTATGAAGGGCGTCAGGCAGAAACTCAAGCGGATCAACAAAAAGTTATTGATTTGCTTCGTGGAAAGCCTGCAATTACTTTGCCGCAAGATCAACAAGGGCCAGTTGCTCCTGAGCAACCTGCTGATATTAAATCAGCTTTTGCTACTGCAGCGCAGTCCCGCAATCCAGCATTGCAAAATTTTGGGATGCAGGGCATATTGACTCAAGCTGAAACGCAAGCAAAACTTGCGCAGCAAAACACTTTGCGCCAACAAAACGCCGCATTGTGGAAATCTGTTAATGGCGATGCACAAGCGTTTTTGCTGGCTGGTGGCGACCCAACCATTGCCAAAGAGTTTGCCGAATCCAAAGGATTGGGCAAAGGAAAAATTAAAAATGCTGATGGCACTTTGTACAACGAAGACACTGGCGAAATCTTAAAAACGCTTCCAAATCCCAATAAACCGTTTAATGCTGATGGAACTCGGAATCAAGCTTTCATTGACTATGAAATAACCAAGGCTGCAAGTGGAGCGCCTAACGTCAACACTGTTGTTAGCCCTGCTTTGCCCGAAAACACATACAACAAAAAAATCAGCGATCTTTTAGCCGAGTCCAATATGGCTTTAGTGGAAGGAGCACGCAACGCTCCTACTGTGGTTGAAAACAGTCGTTCTATTAAATCTGCATTAGATAAAGGTGCTATTACTGGAACTGGAGCAGAAGCGCGTCTTGCAGTTCAAAAAGCCGCTGAAACTTTGGGGTTAGTTGAGCCTGGTACAGCAGCAACTACGCAACAATTAATGTCTGGGTTGAGCAAACTTACGTTGAACAGCATTAAAGCTTCTGGATTGGGTGGCGGTCAAGGATTTACAAATACTGATCGAGAATTCTTAAATGCGGCCGTTAGCGGATCTATTGCTGACACGCCGCAAAACCTTCGCAGAGTGGCTGATTTGTCAGAACGCGCTGCAATTTCTACACATGCTAAAGGCAAAAAAGTTTTGTTTCGATGGCAAGCTGATCCAGCTTTGTCTGCCGTAGCACAAGATTACACAATAGACGAGCTGCCTACAATAAACGCAATTCCAACTGCACCTGTTGATCGTCCCCCATTAACTTCATTTAACAGGGGAAATGCGCGATGAGCTTTGACATTGAAGGTGCCAAAAAGGCAGGATATTCTGATGCAGAAATTGCTGACCATTTGGCTCAGTCATCTGGCTTTGATGCAACGGCTGCGCGTGCTTCTGGGTATTCCGATCAAGAAATTATTGATTACGTCACACCAAAAACCACATTCGGCCAAGACATTCGCAATTTGATTGGCGGTGCCGTGCGCGGCGCTGGCTCAGTTGGGGCCACGCTGTTGGCTCCCATTGACATAGCGGCTCGGGCAATGAACAAGGGCCAGCCGATCAACATTGGCGGTTACGACATTGCAGGGCAAGACCGTCGCGCAGGCATGACCGCAGCATTGGCAAACCCAGATTTGTTTTTGCTTGGAGGCGCTGACCCCGAATCCACAATGTACAACATTGGCAAGTTTGGCGGCGAGATGGCCGGTACAGCAGGCGCAGGCGGGATGCTTGCTAGAGGTTTGTCTGCCGTTCCAGCCGTTGCCTCTCGTGTGCCAGGTTTAATTGAGGCGTTGCGCTCCGGCGGCATGGCGGGGCCAAACATTGGCACTCGTGCGGCTGGCGGGGCTGTTGCAGGCGGTGCAAGCGCAGGCTTGGTAAATCCAGAAACAGAAGATGTCGGCACGGGTGCAGTAGTGGGTGCTGTCGCCCCCAACGTGCTCAAAGTAGTTGGCGAAGCGGGCCGTCGTATGGGCAAGGCGTCTGCTGATAAATACGCAGCCGAGTTGACCAAGTTCAACCGCAGCGCTCCAGCACGTCAAACCCTTAAAGAAAGCATTGAAGCGGGCTATGTAGTGCCGCCAAACTTGGCAGAGCCATCTACTATCAACGCCATCATTGAATCGTTTTCTGGCAAACAAGCTACGGGACAACTTGCTTCAGTTCGCAATCAAGACGTTACCGAAAAGTTGGTGCGTGAAGCATTAGGTTTGGCTGAAGACGCTCCGCTGACTAAGGGTGCGCTTGAGCAAATCCGTAAAGTTGAAGGCGGCGCTTACAAGGCAGTCGGCAATTTGTCGCCAAAAGCCGAAATGGATTTGGAAGCACTTAAGCAAGCCAGAAACGATGCGCAAGGCTGGTTCAATGCTTACAACCGTTCAGCTAGTCCTGCCGACTTGGCAAAAGCCAAAGATTTTCGGGATACTGCCGAGGTGTTGGAATTGCAACTAGAAAGCCACGCGCAAAATGCTGGAAAGCCCCAACTAATCCCCGCTTTGCGCGATGCACGCAAACAAATTGCCAAAACCTACACCGTTGAACGCGCTTTGAATGATGCCACTGGCACCGTCAACGCCAGAACGCTGGGCAGGCTGTACGAAAAAGGCAAGCCGCTGTCGGATGGTTTAGATGTTGTGGGCAAGTTTGCTAGTGGCTATCCAGCAGTAGCCCAAGCACCGCAACAAATGGGCAGTCCGGCTGCACACAACTTGCGAGCAATGGCTGGTATGCTGGCTGGCGGTGGCGGCGCTGCGCTGCTTTCCAACCCTGCGGGCTTGGCCTTGGGGGCCATTCCGTTTGCCGCGCCTGCGGCTGCACGGTCAATCATGTTCAGAAGTGGCGCACAACAAGCATTGGCAAATCGTGCCGCGCCGTCAATGAGCAAAGCGCAACTTTTGGCTCAATTACTGCAACAGCAAGAAGCTCAAAAGTTTTTAGCGCAAACTGCGCCAGCCGCGTTTACTTCTTTGCAAAATTCTCAATAAACGCCGAGCAATAACATGAAATCCGACGCCCAACAATTTCTCTGCCTGTTGTTTCTCAGCCGAGACGCAGCGCACATTGCCCACCTCAACACGACCAGCTTTGCCCAGCACATGGCATTGGGCGAGTTCTACGACTCGATCATTGATCTGGCCGACAAGTTTGCCGAGGCTTACATGGGCAGGACGGGTCAGCGCATTGGCAACTTGCCAAACCTGAGCAACCCCAAGGGCGACATTGTGGCCGTGCTGAAACTGCACATGGATGCCATTGAGGAGACGCGAGACTTTGTGCCCGCAGATGACTCGCCGCTGAACAATATCATTGACGAGATTGTTGGGCTGTATCTGGCCACGCTGTACAAACTGACGCTGAAGTGAGGATCACATGAGTCGCAACGGAGCAGGGGTATACACGCTGCCAGCAGGCAATCCGGTAGTTACCGGCACGACCATCAGCAGCACTTGGGCCAATAACTCGCTGTCTGACATTGCCACGGCCTTGACGCAGAGTCTGGCCAAAGACGGTCAGACAACGCCCACGGCCAACATTCCGATGGGCAGTTTCAAGCTCACGGGGCTGGGCGCACCTACGACGGCAGGGGATGCGCTAGCGTTTGGTAGTCCAATGGGGGCGATTAGCGGAACCACCGGCACGTTCAGCGGCAACGTGCAAATGGCTTCTGCCAACGGCGGTCAGTTGGCGGGGCTGCGGAATAAGATTATCAATGGGGATATGAGGGTGGCACAGCGCGGGACTAGTTTAGTCATCGCTGCGGCGTCTTCTGGATATTTGCTGGACAGGTGGCTTGTAAATAACAACACCAACCAGTCAATCACAGTCAGCCAAACTACCACCACCATCAACTCTTCCGATACTGCGTACCGACTTAGAGTTGTTGCGGCAGTCGCTCCAACAACAGGAACTGTGTCTATACGTCAGCGAATTGAGGATGTCAGCACTCTTGCTGGAGTTACTGCCACCCTGTCGGCACAAGTAGCAAGTGCTGATACTTCTATGGTTGCAGAAACATCTTTATTGCAGAACTTTGGTTCTGGGGGATCAACATCGGTTAGCACCACTCCGGTAAGTTTCTCACCTACTGCGAGTTATTCAAAGGTGTCATCGACCCATGCGATTCCTTCTACTGTAGGGAAAACAGTCGGCGCAAATAACTGCCTTGAGTGGACGATGCTACTTACGCTGCGTTCCACTAATGCTTTTTCGCTCACGGAAGCCCAACTCGAAGTCGGCCCCGTAGCCACGCCTTTTGAGTTTCGTCCGATTGGAATGGAGTTGGCGTTGTGTCAGAGGTATTATTATAGAATCACATCTGATAGCGCGGGAAGTAATTTTACTTCCGGTGCATTTGTGGATTCAACCACAACATCTATTGGAGCAATAGTTTTTCCAGTAACAATGAGAACAGAAGTTACTGCATTGGAACAAACAGGTACTGCCGCGAATTATGTTGTGCGTTTTACAGGCGCTGGAACAGCAATATGTAATGCTGTGCCTACGTTTCAAGTTGGAGACGTATCTGGGGCTAGAGTCACATTTACCACGGCTGCTGTATTAACAGCGGGTCAAAGTGTAATGCTTCAAAGTGCAGTAGCAGCCGGAATTTATCTTGGATGGAGTGCTGAACTGTGAAAACATATCAATACCTTGACGCAGACAATACCGTTGTTGCTGTTTTTGATGAAGA